ATTGAACGCACTGACCACATCCGGAGAAATGGCATTCACCTTGCCGTTGCTCAGGGTCAGGGTCGCGATACCGTCTTCGAGGTGGTAAGTAATCAACTCACTCATGACGCGGTTCCTTGTAGGATTTGTTATAGAGAGGCTGTTTATAGAGGCACATGCACAGACGTTACCCACCACGCCCGCCCCGGTAAAGCACCATGACTGACTGCCCAGTCAGACTTTTCCCGCAGGGTGGGCGCTGGAAGGCCTGGGGCAGGGCGCAACACCCGCCCCAGACGCAGGCCGCCCATGCCCAAGAATGGCAGAATCACCACCCCTTGCCGGGCGACTACCGGCATAGCCGTCTAACCGCATGAAAATTCTGAAAAAAACCTTTGCCATCAGAAAGGCTTTCGACTACATTAGCGCGCCTCGACAGACTGAACTGGTTTGACGAGATACGGTGAAGTGTCCGAGTGGCTTAAGGAGCACGCCTGGAAAGTGTGTATACAAGAAATTGTATCGAGAGTTCGAATCTCTCCTTCACCGCCAAATTTGAAACGACTAAACCCCTGAAAACGTTAAAGTTTTCAGGGGTTTTGTGTTTTCAGAGGGGCAAAAAAGGCCCATATGGGAACATCTATGGGAATGCGGGCATCGTCCCAGTAAGCTTTGTCGCCGCTTAGTGCAGGTGTGGTGTCTTTTTGTGAGGCCGAATTTATACCGACGGAACTCTCTTGAATTCGAAGGCTTTTCCCGCAGCGTAGAAAATGCCGATGCTCAGCTGACAACCTGTCAAGGGAACCGCTTTTTAGTATCGAATCTGTGTCTAGAATACCTGCACGATCTTAATTAAGCGGAGAGCAAGTCATGGAGCCTGCCCATGTTTCAGCCATTATTTCAGCTATCGCGGGCATCACTGGGGTTCTACTCGGCAACGGTCTCGTCGCTTTTAAGGAACGGCGCGCGAACCATTCGAGAGAAATTCAAGAAACTACGTACCTGGGCGCTATCGTTGTTTCTCATTTGGACCGATTTGCCAGCGGATGTTGGGAGGTCGCCATGGACGATGGCACTGAGCAAGGTAGACCTGCAGGGGTGGGGGGTGAATATGTCACTGTTGCAAAACCGCCAGAGTTCAGGCCTTTAGATATCAACGTCAGTTGGAAGCTCCTGCCGAAAGACTTGATGTATTCGATTCTCAGACTTCCCGATGAGCAAGATCAGCTAAACGGGAACCTTGCTGGAATAAATGAATTCAATCCTGATCCACCAGATCATATCGAGTTCTTCCAAGCACGGCAGCGGGGATATGCTGTGCTAGGGCTCCACGCTTCTGATTTAGCGGAGAAACTTCGTTTATATGCTGGATTTCCGGCACCAGTGCTCGATCCCGGAGAGTGGAGTCGAGACAGGAGCATGAAAGAAGTAATTGAAGACATCGACGCGAAACGAGCTGCATACCAGCTCCGCCAAGCGGCTCGTAGCCAACTTTTCGATGCTGCCGATAACGAAAACGAATAGGTCTGCCTGCCTGGCCGATCTTGATCAGCTTATCCAGTATTCAGTCTCTGACTTCAACACCTTTGGGCAGGCCCGCGGCCTGCCTGCTGGAGTGCCCTTACGCGTCATAATTTAAGCGCTATCTGCAGCAAACCGATTACGTCCGGACCGTCTTCATTGATCCACATGCCGTAGTGCTGCCGGATCATGTTAGCGCTGGTGTGCCCCATCTGCTCCGCGATCCAGTCAACCGAAGCCACGCCGGTGGTGAGCAACTGGCTGGCGTAGGTGTGACGACACTGGCCAGGTCCGCGATAACGAACGCCGGCCGCTTTCAAGTGCGCTTTGAAGAACCTGTCTCTCACGACAAAGTCGCTCACGTGCGGCAGGCCGCTCTTGGTGTTCAGGAATACAAAGTGCAGCTTGTGCTTGCGGACGGTTTTATTGTCCCGCTCGACGACGTCGACAGTGTCCACAGTCTTGAGCTGGTTGATGGCGTCCAGTTTGCGCAGTGCATCCCACGCTGGCTCAAGCAGACGCACCTTGCGCGTAGAGCGCCGGGTTTTCGTCACGCGGTAGGCACCGCGCACCTTGGACCGGCGGAAAGTCACTGTCCCCTGTTTCAGATCGACGTCCTCCCAGGCCAGCGCAATGGTCTCCGACACACGTGGGCCTGCCCAAATCATGAACTGCACCATCAGCAGCTCTTGGGTCCGGCTGGTGGGTGTTTCGAGGATCTGCTTGATTTCCGCCCTGGTGAATGGGTCGGGCGCCTCGGGATCGGGTAGGCGGACGAATAACCCCTCGGTTGGGTCGTGCGCGACCTTCTTACGGGTGCGGTACAACCGGAACACCTGGCGCACATTACTGATGATGTCGCGGATGGTCTTGTTCTTCAGCCGCTTCGACAGCGGCCCCTGAATCCATTCCTGCAGGTCCAGGTGGTCAATTTGATCGATCTGAACGTCACCCCAGCGCGGCCGCACATGAACCTCGGCCTTGTTCTTATATCCACGAAAAGAGGTAGCGGCCACGCTGTTGCTCTTGATCGTGAGCCAAAGGTCCAGGTAATGCCCGAAAGTGTTCTCGGCCAGCTTGGTCGACTCGGGAAAATGCCGGCGGTAATCGAAGGTGCCGGCCTGGATTTCGTACTCGATCACTGTGACCAGACGCTTTGCATGCTCCCGGTTTTCTGGTGTGTTACCGCCGGGCACCAGCTCCCGGCACAGCTCGCCATTGAAACGAAAATAGACCCGTACCGAATTGCCACGGGCCTCTACGCCATCTGCCATATGCGTCCCCACGCGATGTATCGAAAGATTCTTCCAACAGGAAGAAAAAAGGCCCGTCGCCGGGCCTAATGTATTGCGGGTTTAGTGTTGCCGATCACTGCTGGCGAAGTAACCAGAACAGGCTGGCACTTTTTCTAGGTGCCGGTGTGAGCCCGGTTTGGGCCTCCTCTGCCCGGCGCTTGGCGTTGGCCGCCTGGCGCGCCTTGCTGCACTTCTGGTGGTTGCCGTGGGCGCGGGATCTGTTGCATTGGTCACAGACACCCGTTAGGTCGAGGTTCCAGGGGAAGGATTTACCGTTGTTCATGGTGCGTTCCCCGCACCGCAGTTCGGGCAGTCGTCGAAGCGCTGACGCTCGCTGAGAAAACGCCCGCAGCCTTCGCAGTTGAGCCGGTCGCTGTAGGTGCGGTTGCGCGGGCGTTTGAGCTTGGGCAGCTTGAGGGCGACTGAGCGTAGTGCCTGCTTGTGGTCGAGAAGCGCGGCCCGGACCACCGGTCGTGAACGCTCGACGATGTATCCGCATGGCCAAAGCTCGAAGCCTTGGGCCTGGTACCCAGCGGCATCTGCCGCCCCCGGGTGGATGGCGTCATCCAGGTTGCCGGTTGGGCCATTGCTGCCGCGCCACACCAGATCATTGCCGTCCCACTCGCGTGCGTAGGCCACATAAACGCGGCCGTCTTCGTTACGGTAGGCCTCGGCCTCTGACTTGGTGAGGTACTGGCAGTCAACGCCTACCTCTGCCCGGGTGCGGACGTACTCCACTGGCCAGGGCAGATCGGTTTCGCGGCACTCGTACTGCTTGACCGCGGACTCGCGTTTGAACTGCTCAGCCTCGTTCAGGTTCGAGGTGTAGCCGCCTCCGTTGCGCCAGAACATGGCCCGGCTGCCGACGTTGCTGCGACTGTCTTGCAAAAAGAAGAGGTCAGACATGACCCACCTCCTGCTGAGCCACGCTCAGCGCAATCGCCACTGGCTGCACCCAAATCGACACGTTGCTGAGCATGAACGTCTCACCAGCCTCGGAAAGCAGCAGCGTCATGCCGAATACATCCGCCATCGCTTTTGCCGCCGCGCGCGGTACCGCGTTGCCGATCCGCTCCCGGTGGTTGCCATCGTTGATACCGTCCAGCAGGAAGAACTGCGCTTGCTCGATCTTGCGCACCCGTTGCATCACCTGGATTTCATGGACGGTCTGCGGGTCCGTTGACCAGTGGTCCTCTGGATCAAACAGCGATTGCAGCGCGGCCAGCTCCAGGGTAGTGAACGGGCGGTGCCAGGTACCGTCGAGGCTGGTGATCATGCAGGTCAGTCGGTCGTTGGGCGCCGGCATGCGCTGATCGGCAACCGACCACCGGCCGTTATCGTGGCAGGCACTGGCGGAAACGGCGCCGGCTGGCGCGTTGTAGTTGACTACACCGTAATGCCCGCCAGTCAGGTACGCGTCGCCCTTGGTGCGCGACATACCCGGGCGCGGATCTGCGATCGATAAAGCGCCGCTGGCAACCTGCTGCGACCCGGTCACAGTCTTGGCGTTGTCGCACCAGGGCGTGATGCGCAGTTTTTGTGTGCTGGCGTTCGGGTGCCAGTTTTTGAAAGCCGGATCGGCCACGGCAAAGGCGCCCTGTCCGGTGGTGCTTCCGGCGATCACCGTGCCGGCGTGCTTGCTGTAGTCGGTGACCAGGTACTTACCGAAACCCTTGGATGGCTGCCGAGGATCGGCTACGGCTTGCCCGCCTGAGCTGGGGCCGTGCCCTGCGGTGACCGTGCCGGCGGCTTGGTCGTTGTGCACCACGCGGAAGACGTTGTTATGCCGCTCGCCGCCCATGCGTGGGTCTGCAACGCTGAACGTGCCTTGCCCTGGGCTCCGTTGCCCGGTGACCACGCCGCAGTGGCGGTCGTAGGGCAATACCCCGTATTGGGTGTATTCAAATTTGCTGGTGGGCCGAGGGTCGGCCACCGAGAACTTGCCATTGGTTGGGCTCGACCGGCCTGCGACTGTGCCGGCGGTGTCCTGCCAGTCATGCACTCCCATATAACCGGCGCGGTATTCCGGCACGATCACGAAGTCGCGCAGGTACCCGTCCTTGATCGCAAACCGGCTCAGGCTGCGCCAATCTTTCCCTGCCTCGACCAGGGCCAAGCGTACCCATGTTTTCCACTGCAACGCGGGTACCCGATGCATCGGCCCAGCCTGATCGATATCGCCGGCCAGCGGCATGCGGCTCAACACATCACCGACTGCACGCAGGCTGCGTTTTTCCGGTTCGTACAGGAACGCCGGCACCTTCTCGACGTGCCTGGCCACCAACAGGAAGCGCTTACGGCTCTGGGCCAGACCGCCGATTTCGCCACAGTCGTGGGTGGTTTCAGCCACCGCGTAGCCGTAGTGCCTGAGCAACTTAGTGATCTGGTCCAGCAGGTACCGGCCCCGGGTTGCCAGACGCGGCACGTTTTCGAACACGATCAGTGACACCGGGTTGTGCTTCCAGGCTTCGCACATCAGCCATACACAGCGCAACGTCAGCTCGTTGAGCGCCCGGTATTTGGGCGTCTGGCTCATCGTCTCGGACAGCAGGCCAGAGGCCCCCTTGCAGGGGCTGCTGATGAATACGGCGTCCGGGTCTTCGTTGCCGGCGGCGCGGCGCAGATCCTCGGCGGTTGCTTCTTTCCAGCCGGCGGGCGGCTGCTGGCCGTGGAACGCGGTGAACTGCTCGCGGGTGAACAGATCCATCAAAGTGCCAGGTACACCGGTCATCATCTGAAAGTCGCGCAAGCCTGCTGGGTCGACGTCGACACCGCCCAGGCAGCGCCATTCAGCTTGTACAGGGCCGAGGACTGGTTTGGAGTCGCTGAAACCAGCGGCACCGCTGCCGAGGCCACAGCAGAGGTGAAAGTGGGTGAGGGTGCGCTTAAGCATTGTGGCGATCCCCCATAAGGGATTTCGTCAGCGCATTGGGTTCGCCCTCGCGGGACAGCTTGTTGAGCGGTTGAATGCTCCTGCCATAGCGTGACTCCACGATGGCGACCTGGCCGTCAATCGCCTTGATGGTGCCCTTGCGCACGCTGAATTCGACACTGCGTGCCATGGTCGTGGCGACGACATAGGAAACGGTATCGCCGATTTTAAAGGTGTTCGTGCTAGCCTCTACGGCGCTGCTGCTTTGGGTCTGTGCTTGCATGGTGCTGCTCCTGGGTAGTGGTAGGTGTCGGGGAGTTGGCGCTCCTCGACACCATCTTTCAGGCCGAGTTGGCCTGGTCTTGCTCAATGATCGTTATGACTTCGTCCCGGTCTTTCGCATAAGCGAAGGGCAGTTCGCCCCCTGGCCGAGTGACGGGGTAGCGCGACTCTGGTAACCGGCACAACGCGACGGTGTAGCCGCTGTCGGTCACCCAGCAGTTCTGCTGGAGTTGCCCGTCTCTATTGCGCTTCGGCGCCCATTTCATGCCCATGTCCCTATCAGTTCTTCCCAGATGGCATCGCCGTCGGGGAGGTACGTATGCACCTCTTGCTCTGGCGAGTAGTCCAGTTGAAGCACCGCCAGGCAGTCGTCGAACAGTGCGGTGTCGATGCCGCGCAGGCTGGTGAGCACGAAGGGGTAGTCGTGGCCGTTGTAGAGCCCGAGCAGAAACCGGCCGATCACGGCGCTCTGGCCTGTATCACGCCGGGCGACAGGGATAAGGCGGTTCAGCGCCTCGATACCGGCATTGCGGATGGCGGGGCGCTTGGCTTCGAACTCCTCCAGTTGCTGGAACCAGTTGGGCTGCTGTTTTTGGGCAGGCGTAGTCATGCGGGTTCTCCTTTCGAAGGCCGGATCAATAAGGAATGGTGTCGAGGAAAGCGATGTCGTGAACCACCTTCCTGGCTTCAAGCTGGACGTCCTGCGGGATCGCGAGAAGAGAGCAAAGCAGGTCGAGCAGAGCGAGCATTTGCGCGCAGTTGAGTGCGGTGCGCGCGTTCAGGCGTGGTCCGTATTTGTGCATTAGCTGCCCCTGGTAGCCGGGCAAAAAAACTTTAATGGTGCTGGAAATCCAGTCTTCTGCCTGAGCCACCTTGATACCGAATGCACTTGCCTCGTCTGCGTTGAGGTCGCCAATAGCCTCGGGCCGGATTCTGGGCGTATGGGCGTCGGCAGCTGAAAGATCGATCACAACCATTCGACTACGAACCGCGTCGCTGCACTCCAGCGGCTGGTTTGCAGCAATCAGGACAGCGCCTCGGAAAGTCATTTCTTCGCTGTGGTTTTTCCCAGGTAGCGGAATGAGGCCTCCCGAGCTAAAGAAAGGCTTCAGCTCATCCCAATCGAAGGCTTGATCTGTCTCCCCGTCGCTTTCGCAAATGACGATCGGCCGTTCCACGCTGGCATAGATGCGTGTCCGTCCCACCTTGGTTGCGCGAGCCAACGAATGTGCACGAGGGGTTAACCCGTTCAATTTTTGCAGGTACTCCAGCAGCAGTGATTTACCGCTACCCGCCGCGCCGTTGATCTGTAGGAAGGGGTAGCTGTTTTGGTCCTGGCGGATACGGTCGGCATGCGCAGCCCCCATCCACCAGGCCAAAGCAACTACCCCCCGAGCGCCGAAGTAGGCGACAAAATCATTGAAGCGAATGGCCGATTTGAGTTCGTTTTGCATGGTGTTGCTCCTGTTTTTGCGGTGGTTACACGCCCTGGAATACCCAGCAGCGAATGGTTTTACTGGCGTTGAATGCGTCGACCTGGCGGGCCGAATTGACGGGCTTGTTCGACTCCAGAAACTTGGGTGACTTGCTGGTTTTGAGCAGGCGCTTCAGATCGCTCAGCGGGGGAACCTGCTGCCGCTTGTTGGCAGCCATCTCCACGAACTCGTTGAGATTCACGGCGATAAGGCCATCGCGCCGCGCATGGTTGAGCGCGCCTTTCTCGTCCATGCCATTGAGGAAGTCGTACAGGTCCCAAAACTCGCGCACGGTCGGGTGGTCGGCGTTGATTGCCTGCTGCCGCTCCAAGGCCATACGGCTGATTTCGGCGTGTGCGAGGGCTTTGCGACGCTCGCCGAGGGGAATGACCCCGGCGAGTGCATCCACCAGGCTGCGCAGTTGGGCGTGGTTTTTGGCGATACGCACGGTGCGCACGCCAGGCTGGGCCAGTAGCTCCTGCTCGTAGCCGGAGGTGTTTTCCTCCATCAGGCGCATGGTTTCGGCTTCACGTTGCAGCGCCTTGACCAGGAAGCCGCTGATGCTGTCCATCGGCATGCGCTCCAGTTGCTCGGCGTACTGCTTGGATTCCGGGGTGTGGTGCTCGCGTGTCAGATGCACATGGCAGATACGCTGCAGGATCGGTTCCGAAGCGTTCACCGGGTTGTTCTGAGCGATCAGCAAGGCGGCGCGGAAGGGCGGTTCGTGGGTGTCGTTGCCGTTGTTTTTCACGCCCGTGGAGCGAACGCTGCGGCCGTTGTAGGCGGTTTTTAGTTCGTCCCAGTCGAAGTGCTTAACCGGCTGGCCTTCCTTCTGCTCGCGCTCGGACTCGATCAGCACCACCGGCAAGTTGCTGACCTGCGAGAAGTTACGCGCACGGCTTGCGGCAGTCGCTTTGGACGGGTCGAAGCCTTCGTAATCAGTACGCCCGACCGACTTCCACAGCAGCTCCACCAAGGTGGTTTTGCCCGAGCCAGCTTCACCCACCAGCTCCAGGAACATCAGTGACTTGTGGATCTGGCGGATTTGCTCCGCGTGCAATGCGCCCAGCCACCAGGCGAGCACAACCAGGCCCTGTACGCCAAAGCAGCGCCAGTAGATGTCGAACCAACCCTCGTTGTAGGCATTGAGGTCGGTATTGATGTGCAACACAGGCGACTGACTCTGCGACTTAATGCTCAGCTTGCCGAGGTCAAAGAAGTCTTCCTTGTTGCGCACCTGCACCTTGCCGCCGTGAAAGGCCAGGTCGTTGAAGACATAGGCACCATGGTCGCGGCTGTAGCCGATCCATTCGATGGTGTTGACGGTTTTCAGGCAGTCCAGCTGGGGCGCCAGAATTCGTTTCAGTTGCTGCGCACTGCCCTCAAACATCGCGCCGTTGGAGACGTTCAGCAGACGATTCGCGAACTCAGGTGCTGACGTGAGTTGCTTGGCCGTGAACGTGCTTTTGATGGGCGGCCCCTGCGGGCGCTCGATACGGAAGTAATACCAGGCTTCATCTGTCAGGTCGTTGCGCATGTAATACAGCGCCTGGAAATTGCAGTTGGCGATGCTGGTCACTGATCCGGATTGGCGCAGGGCCTTGTAGCGCTTTTGTTCGTCGTTGAGCAGTTGGTCCTCATGCCGTTCTGAACTCTCCAGATCGGTCATCGCGCGGTCGTACCGCTCAAGGTCCAATCGAAACCAGTACAGGCGCTTGCGGAAGGTGAAGTTGAATTCCTTGCGCTCGTCACGCAGATACATGAGAAAGCCCTTTTCCTCTGCCGAGTCAGCCAGCAGCAAATCTCCGTGGTGACGCGCTTCGTCCAGATCCTGCTCAATCCGCTCGGCGCGCTGGTCATCGCCCTCGATCGGCTTCCACCGTAGGTGCAGGTCGTTCCAATCAACCTTTTTGCCATTTGGCTGCGGAATAACCGCCGCCTTGCAGGTGAAGCCCAGATCGCCTGCTTCCTTCGCCCAGCGGCGCATGTTGGCCTTGGCGACGGGCTCGTTGTCCAATGCCCACACCAGTACCGGTAGGCGCTTGTCGGCGTCGTGGCGCAGCTTGGCCAAAGCCTTGAGTGAGTCGATGGGGCAGGGCGCGCTGGACATCATCGACACGGCTGGCACGTTGTTGTGCACCAGTGCAATGGAGTCGAAAATTCCCTCGACTATGAACAGCTCGTCGACTTCCAGCAGGTCGACGCTCGGCGGGCACCACCAGACGCCTTTGTAACCGGGCGATCCTTCGCCAGTAGGGCGGAAGCGCGCTTTCATCTTGCCGAAGCGATCTGGCCGATCGATCAGCCGTTCCCAGTACCCACCTTTTTCCAGGGCGAAACGTACCGTGGCGCTGCCGATATTCTGCCGGCCATCCCAATAGTTGTCCTGGGTGAACCAACCGGCGATCAATTCAAATTTGAAGCCCCGCGCAAACTCCAGATAGGCGCGCGCCGTGGCAAGCGGGTTGTCAGGTGTCGACGGAGCGGTCTTGCTCCAGTCGTTGAACAAATCGTCGTAGACGTCCTTTACGTGGACACGGTGGTCGCACTTTTCCGGCCGTCCGCAGATCAGCGTCCAGGGTGAGTCGTAGAATGTGTAGAGGGTCTTCTGACCGCAGGCAGGGCAGACACCCTTACGCATATAGTCGGTGCCGCGCATGTGCTTGAGCTGGTAGTCCCGCTCAATGCGTTGGATGACGTCGGCGCGCAGCCTTTCTTTCATTTCCATCGTGGCTTACTTCGCTTCGTCGAGACTGTGTTTAAGGGCGCCCATCAGGCTTTTTCTTGCTGCCAACCCGGGGAAGGCCAACAACAACGAGCCGTGCCGTAAACCCTCGGGGATCATGCGAAACCGATCGTCATACCAGTGCTCGTTGAGCTGCGCCGAGTACTGCGCGCGCAGGTCTTGGAGCAGGGCTTCTGCCTGGTCGCGGGGCAGTTTTGCGGTGATGGCGATGTCGATTTCCATGGTCCACCTCGGATTGCGGGCAAAGCTCACCCAAACCCATTGGAACGGGGCGGGCGGGGTTAGTCGGGGGTTACGGTGTTACGAGGCGCAGTCGGCGGTTTTCCGGTGCGTTGATGATGCGTTGGTAGATCAGGCTGACCGGCACGGCCCAGGTCATACCGCTGGCCGGGTCGGTGATGACCGCTACGGCGCCGGAGCTGGCGTCGACGTCGAGCTGGTGGCGGTCGTTGTTGGATTTGAGTTCACCGTAGGCGCGGCTGACTAATTTTTCAGCCATGTGCAAAGGCACTTCCAAGCTGCCCACCAAGTGCTGCACCGCGCGGCAGAAAAACAATTGGTCGTTGCCGAGGTACTCGCCCTGGTGACGCTGCAAGAAGGACAGGCCAGCGGTTTGCATGGTCGCTTGGTATTCCTGGTAATCGGTATCGGTAGCAGTATTCATCACGCACGCTCCATTTCCAGTTGGTCCAGCAGGTCGGGTTGATCGTTCTTTACCGTGAGGTTTCGACGTGCAAGCAAACGCACTTTCGTAGGTGCCATCGGCAGCACTGTAAGTGGGCGGTCAATGCCCGACGGGCTGAGCTGATATTCCCAGACCAAGGAGCCGGAAAAGGTGGCGCCGCACAGCAGGTTGGTGCATTCCGAGTACATCGAACGGAAACAAGGCGTTTGCCCTTCGGAGGTGCGGATACGCATCGAACTGTTGCAGCAAGGGCAAACCAGTTTGTAAGTACTCACTGGACAGCTCCCGCGCTGTAAAGCTGGATGGTCGCGAACACCTCGGCATACCGGGCCGACATGTAGGTGATCAACGCGGCGATGATCGCGTCGGCCTCTCGCTTTTCGATAACCCCATCATCCAGGGCGGCGGACATGATCTGATCGACCTTGCCCCGCTTGGCCGAAGCCTTGAGCGAGCGGCTGTACAGCTCCACGTTGTCCAGCGTTTCCGGGAGGCTCAGCTGTACGAACATACCGCCGTACATTGAGGCGATGTAGTCGGGCAGGAAAGTGGTACCGGCGACCTTCTCTAGACGATGAATGAGTTCGTCGGTCAGCGGGCGACTGCCGGCATTTTCATAGGCTTGGTTGTCGAACTTCTTAAGCGGCATACCGAGGTCTGCTGAGGCGTACGACCGACCACCAGGGTATGCGCCGATCACGGCCATAACTACGCTTTTTCTGCTGTCTAGAACTGGGCGTTTCATCTTCTGGTTTCCCCTTGGTGCCAGAGGCCCTAGTTTGTGATCACGCAATCGGCGCCGGTTTGGGACGGCGGCCTAGTGATCACGCCGTCCTTGATTCCCAGCAGGACAGCGGCACGGTGGGACTCCCCCCGACGCCCGCGATTCTGGCCGCTGAGCACCGCATAAACGGTGCTGGGGTTCAGTAGGTGCTGTTCCGCAAAGTCCTTTACCGTCTGGCCGCGCCTTTCAAGGGCGTCACGCGCTAGATGGCGAGCTTGCTCGTAGGTGTAGGCGTTGGGCATAGTGCAGTTCCGTGCAATTTCATGTGGTGACACGCAAAGAATGATGCACATATCTGCACTTGTAAATAGCGGAGATGAAGAAATTTGCATTATTCAGTGGAAATAGGTGCTCGGCTGCAAGCTGAGCGCAAGCGCTTGGGCCTCAATCAAGATCAGTTCGGCGATGCTGTGGGCGTCTCCAAACGAACGCAGGCTGCATATGAAGCGGGCACCACTGACCCGACGTCTCTTTACCTCTTTTCGGCGGCTTCAAAGCTTGGTGTCGATGTATTGTTTGTGGTGACAGGCGTTGCCACCCCATGCCCGACCGAGAGCTTGAGTGTGGGAGAGGATCGCCTGGTGACGCAGTACCGATCCTTGCGGGAAAGCGATCAGCAAGCCGTAGATCGTATCGTCGGTGCTATGTGGGAAATGACTGCACGAGAAAAGGAATAGTCCTTCACCAGGCTCCGTAAAGTCCGTACGGAACTACGTATTGCTCTCTGATGGGGCTCGGTAACGTCGATTCAACTATGCACTTGATGGAGTATTGAGCATGTTGGATCAAAGCGATGATAGCCAGGATGAGGAAAACGCTATCGAAGCCTCCGGACTTTCGGACGATGAAAAGAGGCTTCTTACGCTTTACAGGGAAATGTCTGATATCGACCGGCGTTACATTCGCCGGGTGGCTGAGGTCCTAATCGGGGCTTCAGGATGACCTCGCAGTAACGGTCTTCGGCCCAGGCTCTTGCCTGGGCTCCACTTTGCAGGCAGGTGCATAGTTTGCCGAATTTGGTTCGGTATTTAAGGGATTAAAGAGGGATGAATGATGCGTAATATTTGTATTGCTGCGGGGGTATTACTTTTAAGCGGTACTGCTTGGGCCAACGACCAGGCGATTGCCCAGCATTGCAGCGGCGAGTGGCCCAGCGATCGAGAGATGTACGCCTATTGTGTTGGGGAGCAGCGTAAAGCTGTGCGAAGCCTCGCCAAATACTCGGGAGCCATCCGTGCTCATTGTGAATCCGAGTGGAAAACTGACTACGAGATGGTGGTGCACTGCATCAAAGAGCAGCAGGCCTCTCAGGGGGCGGTTGCTCGTGCGCCCAAGGATGAAATCGCATCACGTTGCGCCCGTGAGTGGCCCAGTGAGTACGATATGCAAGAACACTGCGCTAAAGAGCGCAGAACGGCAAAAGACAATATCGAGCGTAACTATTCCGGCCCTCTACGTCGTTCCTGTGAGCGTCAATGGGGTACTGAGTATGAAATGGTCGAACATTGTATTGAGGAAGGTGGAGAGTAGTGCGTGGGCGTGGACCGCTGTGATGCGCTGCTCTTGTAGCTATTTTTAAAAAGGAAGGGTAGGGAAAATGGGCGTTGAAAGCGAAATAAAATCTGCAAAAAAACTGAGAAGGTTTGGATTTGTTGTTGTGGTTGTAAGCTTCGTATTTGTCTTGGCCTCTTTCGTTCTTTCGATGCATGACTTTGCCGAACTGAATGGTTGGGGAGCTATACAGAATCTTGCCAATGGGATTTACGCTAAGACTCAGTTTCCGGTGCTAAGCACCATTTGGGATGTAGCCGCGCGGCCTCGTCTTGCTGAGCCCTTGCAGATACATAATCTTTGGTTTTTTGGGGAGTTTGTAATTCTTTTTATTGGTACCGCGATGGTTGCGATAGCCAATAAAACGCTCTCGGATATTGCCAGTGCTGCACACGAAGCTAGGCAGCAGCACCGCAAGGATCAGTTTCAAAAAAAACAGCAGGAACAAAGTTAAGTAAAAGAAACACGCGACAAATATTTGTCCTGAACGCTTCCACAGCATGAGCCCGACTAACCCGGGCTTATGCTTTATCTGAAAGCACTCGGTTCCATTCTCGATCCACAGCCCGCTTCGCCGTATGCTGGTCCGCATACAACCACTTCAACCTTCTCGGCTTCGTCTGTTCTCCAGCAGTCACCGTCTTCTCCTTCCCTGTTTTCTGGTCGCGGTAGTACGCGATGATTCCGGTGTAATCACCCTCGTTTTCCTCTACCAGATCTTCAACTCCATCCTCCGGCAGTTGGCTCTCAAGTTCCAGGCTCATGGTGTAGCCACCGTCCGCACTCAGGCTGTGCTGAACGTTGCCGCCGTACCAAATTATTTCTCCGATTTCCTCTTTCACGCCCTGCAACGTATACGTCAACTCGGGTATCAGATCCGGGCGTCCCATGGCCAGGGTGTAGCTGAGGGTGGCACTGCCCCGTTGCAGGCGCCGGAACTCGGCTCGTGCCGCGCGCAGGGCGGATTGCTGGTCGCTGTAGGTGTGGCGTAGGTCCTTGAGGTTATCGCCGCCGCCGGCAATGGCCTCCTGTTTTTTGGCACTGTTCACGTCGTAGTAATAGGCACGCACGCCCTCGTAGCTGTCGCGGTCGGCTTGAAGGTAGCGGTGTTGGTCACCGTCGGCGCGGGTGAGGGTGATGTGCGGCAGGTCGAGGCCGCTGGCCGTCTTGCCGCCGCCTGTTGGGAGGCACAGCAGGCAACCGGCTTTGACGCTGATAACGGCGTCGAACTCTTCGCCGATGCGGCTGATCAGGTTGGCGTCGGATTCGTTGGCCTGGTCCAGCTGCAGGATGGGCTGTCCACCAAGAGCTGATGCGACGCTGGGGGTGAGGTTGTTTCCCAGGGCAATATCGCCGAGTACCTGGCCAAGGGTGGTGTTGCTCCAGCTGCGTTCGCGTTTGGTTTTCAGGCCTTTGCGCAGGTCGGCCGAGCGGGCACGGATGTTAAGTACGTCAGGTGCGCCGCTGTGTTCGGTTTCATCGACGGTGTAGGTGCCTTTGTCCACCAGGCCGGTGTCGCTCCAGCCCAACCACAAATGCAGCAGCGCGCCCTTGGGCGGAATCGCCAGCAGGCCGTCGTGGTCACTCAGGGCGATGCTCAGTTGATCCGCTTCAATGCCGCGGTTGTCGGTCAGCTCCAGGCTCATCAGCCGCGAGAGGATCTTCGGCGCAATGTCGATGCCGTCGACGGTCAGCCTGAAGGCAGGCATCGGGTAGGCTGCGTCGCGCTGGTTACGGATGAAACCGGTGACGTGGGTAATGTCGGCGTCGATCATAGCAACCCTCGCAGCAGGTCAACGCCCATGCTCATGCCGGCGCCGAGCAGATCAATGCGGTCATCATCGATGCGTTTGAGGTTCACCGTAAATTCAATGCGCCGGGGTGTACCGTCACGGAAAAACAGGGTCTTAGTTTCGCTCAGGCTTTCGATCACCCACAGCCCGTAAATCCGGCCGCTGCCCTCGACCATGGGCCAGGCCTTGCCGGTGTTCGCCATCAGTCGCAGCGCGTCGAGGCTCAGCAGGCTGCCGGCGAGTTCCGGCAGGATGATGCCGGGCAGGGAGATCGCATCGTCACCCCGTCCGACGAACTGCCGTGCCGGGGCTGCACCGAATCGGTTGTTGCTGGCGTGACGCCAATCGGTTTGGCGCTGCATCTCTTGATAGGCAGCGGTATGCAGGCTGAACACGAACATGCCGAGGGCAAGCATCATGATGGTTACTCCCGGTCAGACAGTTGACTGCGGCGGCGCGCAGCTTTTTCGTTTTCGATGCGGGTGAGCATGGCGCGCAGACTTTTTTCCATGCTTTGCAGGTCCATACCGGGGCTGGCAGGAAAGTTGATTTCGTAGGTGTCGTGGCTGTCGTAAACGGTGGCGACCGTTGCGCTGCTGATGGGCGGCTGGTCATCGATCGCCAAGGCAGGCATGGCTGTCGCGCTCAGTGTCAGGGCACCGACGGCGGTCAGTTGCTTGCTCATGTTGGTGACCGCGCGCAGCGGCCCTGCTTGTCCACCCTCCAGGCCTTGAGTCAGTCCCGCCATGGTGAAGCCACCCAGCTCGGCGAACACCCGAGACGGGCTGTGGATGCCGAGTTTTTCCTTGAACCAACCGATGGTTGAGTCGCTGATGCGGCCCATGGTGTCCTTGAGTAGACCCAGGCCATTGCTCAAACCGGTAATCAAACCGTAGATAATCATGCCGCCGAACTCGGTGAAACGGCTGGGCAAGTCCACGCCCAAATATGAAAGCACGCCGGCGAAGGCCTGGTAGATGAGACCGATGGGGCTGAAATTAGTGAGCACCGTGAGGATGCCCTGAACTCCGCCGCTGAACCCAGCCTTGATTTCATCCCAGGCGCTGGTGAAGTAGGCCTTTACCGTGTCCCAGTTTTGGTAGATCAGGTAGGCGGCGCCAGCAATGGCGGTGATTGCCAGGCCGATGGGGTTTAGCAGCAGTGCGCGTCCCAGCCACAGCAATGCCTTGCCGAGAAAGGGAAGGACGGTTTTGCCCAAGTACTTGAACATTCCGATCAAGCCGGGCAAGCGTATGCCCAGTTGAGCGAGCATAAACCGCAGGGCAATAAACGGTAGCAGGGCGCTGCCCACCGCCACCATTAGTCCCCCGACTGATAGCATCAGTGCTGCAATAATTGCTGCCGTCTTGACCAGCCCTGCACTGAGTACAGGGTTTTCTCGGGCCCAGGTTTTGATGCCCCTGAGGACTCCAATGAAAGATTGCGCCAGCTCCCGCAATGGGCCGTCCTGTTGGTTTTCCAGCTCGATGCCGAAATCGTCCCAGGCACTGCGCAGGGCGGTCAGGTCTCCTTTAAGATTGTCGGACATAACGTCGGCAGTTTTTTTGGCTTCGCCTCGGGTTTCGCGCAAGGTGGCAATCAGTTTTTGCAGTTCCCCGATACCCGCCTGGTCCACCAGTTGCGCCATGCCCTTGACCGCTTCTTCTCCCGCCAAGGCCTTAAACAATCCTCCTTTTTTTGCAGTGCCCATGGATTGAGTTTTGTCGTAGATCTCTTTCAGAAGGTCGGGCATTGGCCGCAGATTGCCCTCGGCGTCGGCGGTTTGAATCTTCAACTCTTCCAGGGCTTTGCGGGCAGCTTTGGGCGGTGCCGCCAGGCGGTTCATAATGGTGCTGAGTGAAGTGCCCCCCATGCTGCCCTGCAGCCCGGCGTCACCCAGTTTACCGGCCATGGCAGCAGCTACCTCCAGTTCCACACCGTAGGTCTTTGCCATGGGGGCGGCATATTTCATGGTGTCGCCAAGCATCTGCAGGTTGGTATTGGAGCGAGTGAATGTGCCCACCAGCACATCACCGAGCCTGCCCATATCGTCGGCCTGCATACCAAGCCCGGACATGATGTTCGATGCAATGTCAGCGGTTTGTGCCAGGTCGGCACCACCCGCTGCTGCCAAGTCGAGCATGCCGGGCATGGCGGCCTTGATGGCCTTGGGATCGAACCCTGCCATACCCAGATAACCTTGGGCGTCAGCGGCTTCGACGGCGGTGAACTTTGTCGATCCTCCCAACTGGCGTGATTGATCGCGCAGGGCTTTGAACTGCTCGTCATCCTTGTCCAGCCTGCTGATAGCTTGTACCCGGCTCATGCTGGATTCAAACTCCACTCCAGGCGCAAGCATTCGCGCTCCTGCGTAAAGCGCACCGCCGCCAGCGACCATGCCAGCGGCACCGACCCCGGCCATTTTTCCAGCAGCTTGTTGACCCCGGCGAAGCCGCTCGCTTGCCCGAGCGTGGGCGTGTTGGCGTCGAGTTAACTCTTGAAGCCGTCGTTGTTGCTCTGCTATCTCGGCATTGGCGCGAGCCATATCAGTACGTAATTGAGTACTGTGCTGGCCGAGGTTTCGGGTGCTAATGCCAGCGGCGTTGAGGTTTTGTCGTAGGGTATGAAGTTGCCGTGTCTGGGCAGTCTCTTGATCTTTCAGACGCTGGAGAGCGGTACGCGCCCGCTCAAACTCGCGTTGCATGGTGCGCGTTGGGTTTTGCGTTTGGGACAATGCGCGTCCCAGTGCATGGGTGCGCAGTTGAGCCGCTTGGAGTTCGGTTCGAGTGGCACTCAGCCCCTGTTTCAGTGTTCGGAACCCGTTGATCTGTTTCTGCGATTCGTTAAGACCTTTAAGCCGGTCCCTGGCAGCTTTAAGCGCCTGTGCTGCAGCGCCGGATCGTCGCTGAATGCTGCGAAGCGGCCCTGTCACGCGGTCGATGGTGTCGAGCAACACCCGCAGTCTAAGATCATTTGCCATCGGTAGAACTCCGCACCCTGGCGCGCTCGCGCCAGTCCATCAGTTCTTGCAGGCCCAACTGATCCATGTCAGCTGGTGCCCAGTGAAAAACCACGGCCAGGTCGGCCATGGCGTCCTCTACGCAACGAGGGATGCGTCCGTCTTCATCGATTTCTGTAGCAAAAAACCAGACACCTTGGTGCCGAGGGCGAAGAGGTCGGCGGGGTCCATCGAGTTGACTTCGACGGGGGTGAGGGTTGGGCTGCTGATGCGCGGTACTACCTTGACCAAGCTGTTGACGTCCATTTGCAGCAGCTCTGCCAGGCTCACACCGCGCAGCTCGCCCGAGTTGGGCTTGCGCAGGGTGATGCTGTCGATGACGGTGGTGCCACGGCGAATCGGGGTGTCGAGGACGACGGTGTTGTCGTCGGCCAAAGGCTGAACGTCAGGTTGTTCGGTAGTTGCGGTTTTCATGGTAAAGCTCCTGGTGATGGGCAAGTGTTTTATGTCGTGGGTGGGCTATCAGAAGCCCAGGGCTTTGCGCTGTTTCTCCAGCATGTCGACACCGCC